AAGGAACTCGTTTTTGTTTATCTATTACAAACACCATTATTCATTTATCAGTTTTTTTAGCTCTTACTAGTTTTGAATATTTTTGAATTTCTTTTAATGCTTTTGCTTTATCTTTTGATTTGGTTTTATCTTTTGGAATACTCCTTTTCCTTTTATGTGTTAAATTATGTAATTCAATTTCCATAAGTTTTTGATATTTTCTTTTGAAACGGTCTAATTCCTTTTTCTTTTTATCTTCTAATTTTTCTTTTCTTAAATCTAACATCTTTGAATATTTATAATCTAACTGCATTTTTTTTACCTTTATTTTATTTTCTCGTTTTCTTTTTATTGAATATTCATTTTTTATTTTTTTCATAATTCTTTGAGTTTTTCCAAAATAAATTGTTTTAATGATATTTTTTCCCAAGATAGTCTGTAATTTGATATGATTTTACCAATTGATACCATATCGTTTTTTAAAATCTCTATTGTTTTATCATCACACCCTATAAAATATAAATATGAAATAAAATCAAGCGAGATTTGATTTTCTGTTCTTATGATACTTAGGATTTTATTTTTATTCATTTTAACTAAATAATTTATTATTTATTTAAAAATCTATTTTCATATATTTTCCATAAATGTTTAAATCAATTAGTTTTAAATCATTTATTTTTTCTTTCATTTAAAATAAATCTAAGTTCTTGTTGAACATTATAAGGGTGTTTAGCTATTTCAGAAGTAATATCATCTACTTCTATTAATCTTGTACTAACATCATATTTGTTTACAAGCGTATATGGTGCTACTTCAATATGACTTTCATTTCTAATCTCTTTTTTTAATAGTTCATAATTTTCTTTAGGAAATAAATAAACTTTCTCACCATTAGGAGATTTTACAATAATCTCTAATAATTCTTTAAATTCTTTAATTGCTCACATATTTTATCAATTACCATAAATAAAAGTTTTTTCATAAGTTCTTTCTTGCTTTTTTTCAATAAAATCTTTGGCTTTTCATAATATAACAACAATATAAGGAACTCAATCTTTATTTTTTTGTCTAAGTTTTTTAATTGTTAATATATTATTTTTCCAAAAATCATCTTGTTTAATAAATAAACACGAAAGTTGTATTTGTTCTAAAGTAAATCAATCTTTTATTAATTTATCTACAGCCTCATACTGTTTTCATAAATAAATATTCAATCAATCTTTTTCAATTTGATATTTTATTATTGGATTATCTTTATTTAAAAATTCATCTACAAAAGAATAATCAAAATTATTTTTAGGGGTATATATTATATTATCTTTAGATAATATATTTTTATTTATATTATTATTATTTATATTATTATATATTATATTATTATCTTTTGATTTTTCAAAAGGCTCGGCTTTTGATTTTTCAAAAGGCTCGGCTTTTGATTTTTCAAAAGGCGTGTTTTGATTTTTCAAAAGGCATTTTCTTTTTTGATTACTTCATTCTTGTATTTCTATGTATCATAATTTTCCCAATATATTTATGTGTGTAGATATAGTTGTTTCATTTACTCATAATTTTTGTCAAATATATTTATTACTTGCCCAACAATATCATTTTTCAGCACATAAAGAAGAAATATAACAATAAAGTAATTTTTGTTTATCTGAAAGGTTTTTATCAAACAATATATTGTTTGGCATTATTCAATATCATTTATCAATCATAATTATTTTTAATAAATAAAAACCCTCACCGTTGTGGCGAGGGGTTTTACTGGTCTACTGTTAAACCATTGTTTAGAGGCTCTTTGGCTTGCTGACCTCTCGCCAAAGATTTAACAGCAAACCTATTTGTAAATTTAGTTTCAAAATTACATAATCAAATATAACTAAAAAAAACAAAAAATCAAGAGAAAATGCAAAAAATCTTTTTCCTAGTTCTCATTTAATAAAAAATCCCTTGATTTTCTGAAAATTATCTATAATATAATTTCAATATATGAAAATTTAATGATAAATCGTTGCAAAGAAATGAAAATATACACAACAAAGAAGTCGCTAATGGAAAACGAGAAAATCAAAAGACCTTTAATGATAAAACTAATCAATATGTGAGTAATAAAGACAGTAGTAACTCAGAAAGGGAAAAAGGTTGGCTATTATTTAGTTAGATAAACAAAAATGCAAAAGTGAGTTTGACCTAAGATAATAATCACAGAAGAACACAAAGCAAAGATTTGTTTAGAGATGATTTGTAAATTTATGAACCTATGGGAAGACGAACTAGAAATACCAGATAAACCAAATATGTGTGTAAAGGATTATAGCCTAGAGCAGTTTCAATGGTGGGTAGGAAAGAAGATACAATGAAGATTTTAAAACTTAATTATATAAACCAATGTCAAAAAAGCTAATAGAAGTAATAACAGATGTGCTAACAGTAAAGATTAGCGAGAGTAAAGAAGAATGAATTTACGATGTATTATTTAATCAAGGTTATTTAGTGCCTTTCAAGTTTAATGGTAAAACATTTCAAGTTGAAAGAGTAGAACCTGAAGCATTAGAGAAGTTTAGATTAAAAAAAGAAGCAGAAGAAAAGAAACTCAACAGGAAAAAAACACCAACAGAAGAGAAACAAGATATGGATGAGATGAACGACCTACCAAAGATATATGAAGACATAAAAGTATTATACAGAAAAGATCCAACAAGTCCGATAGTAGATTTAGTTTTATATGTTAACGAGATTTTAAATGCTTAATCCAGCAATAGAAGAACTAAATAAACTAATCCACAGATTAGAGATGTTATTCCAAGTACAAACCCATGAAGTAGTACAGGATTTAAAGAAGATTAGAGAGATGATAGAAACACCAGTTGTTATTGAGCCACAAAAAGAAATAAAGCAAGAAGAACAACCTAAGCTAGATAAAGTAGCAGACACAACAGAAACCAAAGAAGATATAGTTAAAAGATATATAGAGAAGTTTAATAAGAAACCATTTGCTTGATGGAGTGTTGAAGTACTAAAAGAAAAACTAGGAGAATAATAATTTAATATATAAACAAATCCAATGGTTAAGAAAGAGAGGGTAGATAAAACCAAAAACAAAATCAAAGTAATTAAAGAATTACTTAGAGACCCTTTACAAACCGATAGAGAGATAGCAAAACAAACTAATATAGGAAAGTCATCAGTTAATAGAGCTAAACAAGAAATGGGACAATTTGGGACAAAGAGCAATATTATAGACGAAATCATAAAGAAAGATGCAGAGATAGTGAAACTAACTCAAGCAGAGATCCAAAGAAGAATATTAGAGGAAGGATGAAAAGTATCAACAAGAGATTTAATAAGTGCTTGAGATGTTTCAGCTAAAAGATATACGATATTCAAATGAGATGTAACAGATGATGAATGATGACTTAAAAGTATTTCAGATATAAGTATAAATATATGAGAATAGAGCCAATAAAACTGATATTCAATGCTAGTAAGAAACAATGAGAAGCTATCAAGTTCTTTTATGATAACAAGACAACAGAGATAGGATATTGATGAGGTGCTTGATGATGAAAAAGTTATTTATGAGTATTCCTTGTTCGATCTATGTGTCAGAAGTATTGATGAACTAGATGGTTTTTTTGACGTAAAGAATTAGTTAATTTGAGGAGAACGACATTGAATACATATTATAAATTTTTAGAGGATTATAAAATCCCTGAAGCGAATAGAGGGAAATTAAACTGACAAGACAATACAATAAGATTTAAGAATGGTAGCGAAATATTACTATTAGATTTAGCATATCAACCAAGTGATCCACTTTATACAAGATTTGGATCATTAGAACTTACTTGATGATTTATAGATGAGAGTAACGAAGTAGATGCACAATGTATAACGATATTAAATACAAGGATAGGAAGACAAAAGAATAGCCAGTTATGAATAAAGCCAAAACTATTAGAGACATTTAATCCTGACAAATGACACGTTTATTCAAGATTTTATAAACCTTTTGTTAGTTGAACATTACCAGAATACAGACAATTTATACCAGCATTAGTGACAGATAATCCATATATAGACCAAAACTATATAGACCAATTAAAGAAGTCAGATGAGATAACAAAACAAAGATTATTGTATTGAAACTTTGATTATGATGATGCAGCTTGAAAGTTATTTAGATACGATGAAATCCTAGACTTGTTTGATAGTAATATTGAAAAGAACGGAGCAAGGTTTATAAGTTGTGATGTTGCAAGGTTATGAAAAGATAATACTGTTATAAGTTTATGGGAGTGATTGGAATGCTGAGAGATAATCCAAAAGAATTGATTAACAACAGACCAAACAGTAAAGATAATAAAAGACCTAGAACAAGAATATTGAGTGCAGAGAAATAATATAATAATAGATACTGATTGAGTATGATGATGAGTTGCAGATCAACTAAGATGATGTGTAAACTTTATGAATAATTGAAGACCTTTTGATGATTGACAGTTAAGAAACTTTGCTAACCTAAAAGCTCAATGTTATTTCAAATTTAAAGAGTTAGCAGAGAAAAGGAAGATAAGAATATATGCTGATTGAATGATAAAGGACGAGTTAATCCAAGAGTTAAGTAATATACAATTAAAGAATGAGTTTACAGACCAAAAGATACAACTAGAAAGCAAAGAGGACATGAAGAAAAGGTTATGAAGAAGTCCTGACATAGCTGATAGTTTGATGATGAGAATGTATTATGAGGTTTGTTGATTATGAGATGATATTAAATCAAAAATAGTAGATATAGATGTTTGAAATTTCTTGTTATGATAAAAAACACTTGTAAAATATAAAAAATAAGTATAATATATTTAACGCATTTAGATATAAAGCTAATATCTATGGAAAAACTACTACACCAAATAAGGCAGGAATATGCTATTTGAGATGATTATATGCAACCGAAAAGAACACAGATACTTGAAAGATTGAGAAAGCATATCAAACAGAACAAACAACCTTGACTTATCAATATCAATATGGTATCAAATACTATAGACTCTTTAATATCTTGAAGTTATATTGATGAACCTCAAGTAAAGTTTATCTCAAGAGACCAGTTCCTAGAGAATGAGCAAGCAGACAACCTAAACTATATGTTTAAGTTTGATACTAAAGAGCAAGACTACCAACAACTAGACTATCAAGTACAACGAGATAGATATTTTTTTGGTTTATGAATAAAATATAAGCATTGATTTGATTTAACAAAGAAGTGTCCGATATTCTATGCAGTTAATCCAATGACAGCAATATTTGACCCTACACCAACATTGATAGGAAAGTTTAATGCTAACCAATATAAGTATTTTGGATTTACAATGACTGATAGTTTATTCAATCTAAAGAACGACCCACAATATGATAAATGAAAGTTATCAGAGCTATTAAGAAGCATAATAGACAAAGATGCAGAGCTTATGAAACAAGCTATAAGTATAAGTGATAACACAAACTATGTGTGTGAAGATTTACTATTAAATGCTAGTGTAACAATCTACCATCACTTCACTATCTACGAATGAAAGAAGTATTTAGTAACAACAGATGCAGACAAAAAGCTAGTATTGAGAATGAAAGCTATTGAGCCAGTATTAAAAGAGGAGAAGAAAGACCCTACATTAGTTCCACGACCATTTGCTTTCTATTTCTACAAACCTGAGAGATGAAAAGTTATGTGAGTAAGTGTTCCAGATTTATTAGATGACAAAGAAGAAGCTAAAACAATATTACTTAATGCTAGTTTGATTAAAGCTAGAGTTGAGGCTATGTGATGAAAGTTTATAGTAAATTCAAGATATATAACTGATCCAAAAGATATACTAAAACCTACAAGCTGAACACAATATATATTTACTAACGACAAACTACAACCAGGAGAATCGTTATGAAATGTTATGCAAGAGTTACCAACAAGCCAAATAAAGCAGGATGTAATGACAATGTCCTCAATGCTTGAAAGGGAATGAATAATGGACACAAAGCAAGACCAGATGCAGATGTGAATAGTGCCTGACAAAATAATGACCAAAGCAGAACAGCAATCAGTACAAGCGAATGCTAATATGTTAGGTTCATTGAATATGAAGACTTATTTATGGGGTGAATATGATTTTGCTTTCCTACGATGGAGAACATATCAAGAGTTTTTCTCATCTAGTGATGAGAAGTTCTTATTGATGAGCCAAGACTTTGAATATAGGTCTGTTAGTATCAAAAAGGATAGTTTCTTTACAAAGAATAATCCGTTTATAATCACAGGAAGCAAATCTGATATAGATGCACTTAACGAGAAGCAGAAGATGTATCGGAACGCAACATTGCCTATAATAATAAATGATGCAGAAGTACCAGCAATAAGTAAACTAATAGCTAAAAGGTTTGCAGCTAAACTTAACTGAATGCCACAGAATGTAATAAACCAGATATATTGATTATTACCTAGTGAAAGACAAAGTAAAGAACGGATAGAATATTTTATTAATGACAATGTTGTACCTAAATGAGTATTCAAAAACCCAAACTTTGATTATAATACATTATGGATATACTTACAGAAAGCAGAAGATACAGATGCTAAAGATAAATTGTTACAGGTATTAGAAAGATATTTGATAGAGCAATGACAACGACAATGAATACAGCAGATGAATGAACAAGCAAACACAGCAAGCAACATAATGATGTGACAAGCAATCCAAGCACAATGACAATGAAACATAATAAGTAAAGAGACTGTTTTAAACCCTAATCCTAGTATGTAATGGAAGAAAAGAAAACACCGACAAGGGATTTCAAAGACACCGAATACTATGAACAATACAAAAAGATGATAAACCAGTACAAAAATAAAGTGATAGTGAGTATATTAACACAGAGTTGAATAGATAACGAGAAGAAATACACACGATGAGATGTATTAAAAGAGGTGCTAAAGTTTATCAATTGAGAGATGAGCGACTTCCAAGAGTTAAGTAGTCTAAATCCTAATAGAGATATGATGAACAAGGAAGAGCTAGAAAACATTATAAAAGAACAGGCAGAGAATTTAGGGATAAGGTATGATTAACCTCATATATTGCTACTGCGAATGATGCTTAATTTCGCTTTTGCGAGTAGTAAACGCTTTAACTTACTAAACAATTACACAATGGAAGAAGAAAAACTAAACATTGATACATCTGAGGATGAAATCAATGTTGATGAAGGTGGTGAAGATACCACAGACTACAAAGCTCTTGTAGAACAAGAAAGAGCAGCAAGGGAACAGGCAGAAGCTGAAGCTAATAAATGGAAAGACAGGTTCAAGAAAGCTAAAGCAAATGAGAACAACAATCCAAACAAATGACTAGACCAAGAGTCTATCAAAAAAATGATTAATGAAAGTGTTTGAATGGTAAAATTCTATTCAGAGAACAAAGATGCTAACCAATATCAAGAAGATATTGAGGCATTAGTAGCGAAAGGGATAGACAGAAGCCAAGCATTCAAATTTGTATTAGCTGACAAAGACCCGACTTTACTATTAGACGATGCCAGAAGAGCTCAATTAAATGGTAATACTGCATTAAATGGAGTACCTGCTCACTTACAAGGTCAGAAAGATCCGAATAGTATGACACCTGAAGAGATAGCAAAACTATCAGATGAAGAATTTGATAAACTATTTCCATCAGGGAGAAGTACTAAAAAGTTTTATTCTGATAACTAGTATTATTTTATATACTATTTATTTACACAATGACAAACTCTTTATCAAGTTTTAAAAAGGAGATCCGAGATAGACGTATTCAAATGGATTTGAATAAGTCGTTAGTAGCTTTACCTCTAGCTAGATTTGGATTTTCAGAAGTAACAGGGGCAACAAGGTTTAACAGACCAAAAAAAGCAAGATTGTATTCAGTATCTTATACAGCTGAAACAGCTATGAGTACACAATCTTTGGTAGCATCTAACGAATACTTGGATGTGGACCAAACAAAAGCAGTACATTTCTTTATTGATGATACTCAGAAATTAGAGTCAAATTATGACATCTATGCTGAATATGCACCTGAAGCAACTTATGCTTTGAGAAACGAAATGGATTGAAAATTTTTAGCTGAAGTAACTAATGCTTTCTACACAGTAGGAAAATTAGATATTGAAGGAAGTGGAGTAAATACGTCTGGTATTACTCTTACTACTTCATTGGTAACAAAAATGTTATCATTCGCAAAAGCTAAATTAGTACAAAACAGAGTAGAAACAACTACACCTTTCTTTGTAGTATTAGATCCTATGGATGCTTCATTCTGGGAACAATATCTTACAGGAACAGGAAATGTTGTAGCAGACACAACTCTTAGAAATGGTTATTTGACTACTTTATGAGCTTTAGGATTGGATGTATATGTATCAAACAACTTGAGACATACAATTACATTCACTTCTACTAAAAACGTAGCAGAAGCTGATGCTATTACTATCGGAAGTCAGAAATTCACTTGGAATGCTACTATATCTGGAGCAGGTTCAGTTCTTCTAGGTTCTACTGAAGAAAAATCAATAGACAATATGGTAGCCGCTATCAACGCAGCAGGAACAGTAGGAACAACTTATATTGACATAACACAAGACGAAAGAGCTAAACTAAAACAAAACCTAGTAACAGCAACAAAAGTAGATGCACACTCATTTACTATCACTACTGCTGGATTTGTATCTATTACTGAAACAACTGATAGTTGAACAGCTTTCTCATTTGGAGAACACCAAAGATTAGCGCTACTTTGACAAAAAGGATGTATTGATATGGTAATCCAAAAGAATGTACAATCTGAATCACAAAGAGGTACATCAAACGGACTTATCGGAGAATACGTAACAACTTGGACAAGATATGGTATCAAGACATTCGAAGAAGGAAAACAAAGAATGGTTGCTATCAGAATAAAAGCAGCCTAAACACAACTGGGGAGAATTTAACCTCTCCCCTTTTATTTAATTAATATATAGCTATGCCTTATAGATGAGAATGAAGTTATAATTTGGATGTACAAGGACAATGACATATATCGGGTAGTTTGGAAGTAGAAAATGACATAAAAGCAAAAACTCTTAAGTGAGTTCTAATCTGAACAGATGCAGACGTAACTGTAGATACAGAAGCAACTGCAGTACCTGTAGCGATAAATGTTGATTGAGAAACATTATATGTATTAGCATATCCTGCAGCAGAATAATTATACACATAGGGTTGAGATATTAACTCTATGTAATAATTTATTTGTAAACTATTAACTCAATGGATGTATCAAAAATAATAAGTATAAGTAGGAAACAGACATCAACAAGTGCTTGACAGATAGCTGATGCAGAATATCTTGATTATCTAAATATTGTTTATAAAGAGGTGTTTAGTAGATTATCTGCTTTGAGTAAAAAATATACACGACAGAGTTATACATCTAGTTTGGTTGCTAACCAATCAGAATATAATTATCCTATGCCAAGTATAACAGAAACAGGACTAAAATCTGTATTAAATGTGTATATAGATTATTGAGATTGAGAAAAAGAAGCTAAGATATATAATAATAATATAGACTGAATATACGAATATGATGACAAAGAAAACCCGATTGCTATTACAAGAGATTGAAGTCTATTCATTTACCCAGCACCAGCAACAACTGGTACTTTTAGGGTAGAATGAAAATATATACCACTAGATTTAGAGACAACAACAATAAGTGCAAGCATAAAGCTAGCTAGTGAATATCACGACATACTAATTTGTTGATTAAACGCATACATATTTGGAGAAAAACAACTATTTGATAAACAATGAATACAAAAACAGATGTTTGAGGAGTGAATGATGAGAATGAAAGAAGAATGAGCGATGGAGAAAGAGAGTGCATATAACCAAAGCAATGATGATATAATAAATACAGGATACGATTTTTTACCTTAAATAGTAACTAATGGCAGAGTGAAAACTAACACTAAATAATTGGACACTATGAATGTCAGCAGACGAGTATTCTGGTGGTAGTTTTTTCTATTCTGAGTGAATAGATAGTTATTCAAGCAGTAAATCATTTAAGCTATGACACTCATTATGACATACAGAAATAAACAAAAGGGGTGCTTGATATGCGGTAGCATTAGAGCCAGTATTTGAGCTAGACGAAGAATGATATAACAATATTGGTATGGTATCGTTTTCTAG